CCGGTGCCGAGTCTTCCGGCTCCGGCAGGTACTCCGTGGCTTCCAGAACGCTCATGCGCTTCTCGGCCTTGGCAGCCTGCTTGCTGGCCTTGCTGCGGCGTTTGTTCTCGCGGTTCCACTCGCGGCCGGCGCTGGTATCGCCAAAGCCAGCAGCGTGCAGACACTCCGCTTCACCCAGGTAGCGGCCGTCATTGCGGTACACGTGCACTGCGTTGTGGAGGCTGTCTGGATCGAACCGGACAACCACTCGCTCGCCGGCGTAATCCACCAGGAAGTCCGCGCCATAGCGGTTCTTGCCGTTCGGGCCGTTGCCGATCGTGAGGCTGACACTGGCGTCCCGCTGGACGAGGACTGACTCGGCCTGCATCAGCCAGAGCCGGCGCTGTGCGGCCGTGGCACGGCGGATGTGCTCGGCATTGCGCTGGTAGCTGTCCTCGAAGGCCTGTTTGAAGGAATGCACGCCGGCGCATATCTCTGTGCGGCGCTTCTCCTTTTCGTTCCACTGGGTGATGGCCTGGCGTAGGGTCTTCACGAACACATCCCAGTCCACGGCCTTCTCGCCGTAGTTGTCAGGCTTGGCGGTAACGTTGGGGCCGGTGTAGGCGCCCTCGAATTTCGGGTGCTTGTCGACGTAGTCACCCAAACCACCGACACCGAAAGCGCGCTCCACTGGCTTGGCCTGGCCCCAGCCCTTTCCGGCGACTACCGATGTCCAGTGCACCTTGATGCCGAGTTGCGGCAGCAGGCCCAATGGGTCGGTTTCCTTGACCTTAAAGCGGTACCGGTTGCTGACGCCGCCTGTCAGCCACTTGTTGGCGGCGGCGCGGGTGTTGTCGATGGTGACGTGCTCGGGGATTCCGTACTGCTCGATGACATCGCCCAGGGCTAGGCGGATCATGTCCGTGTTTTCGCTCTGGTCAGTGCGGAAGCCAACGATTTGCCGGCTGTAGATGTCCTGCCAGAACCAGGTCTTTGGCCGGCCAATCTCGCCATTCGGCATGCGCACGAATACGTTGTGCTGGTAGCCGTCGCCGTTGATCCAGAACAGCGCGTGTATGTCCCGCACGGTTCGTTTCATGGAGGGGTACAACCGGAGCAGCGCGTTCTCGCCCTCACGCTCCAGCACCCGGATGTGGCGGGGTATGTCCTTCACGCGGCGGTTTATGGTGCGCAGCGGTGGCCAGTCCCAGCCCTCGGCCTTGGCCGCCTGTTCTGTCAGCTCATAACAGTGGGCAACGGTGCGTTGCTCGGGTGCCAGGTACAGGGCCTTGAAGTGGTCCCATGCCCGTTCGTCGCAGGCGGCACGGGGGCGACCTGGTTTGTAGGACGGTGCCAGTGCGGCCAACCGGTCCTCCGGCTCCACGGAGTTGGCGATCTGCAACCAGCGGTAGAGCGTGGCCCGTGACTCCCGGTAAGTGATCATCGCCTGGTGGATCGCCTGGGTTTTGCTGGCGCCGTTGTCCTGCAGGCGCTCGATGGACTCAATGACCACCAGGCGATGCTGCGCGGCTTCCTTCATGGTGTTGGGTGCCGCTTCGTACAGATCCCAGAGCTCCTCTCGGCCAGTGGTTTTGGTGGCCTTTTCTGGCTTGATTTTGGTGGCGGCCTTGGCGCTGGAGCCGAATTTCTTTAGGACGGCCGCCTGGGTTTCGAGGGGCAGCGAAGAGAACGCATATTCACGGCCACCGCCCTGTGCCCGGCGCTGGCGACTCTTCCAGCCGTCACGCTTGGCTCGACGAACTACTGCACTGTGAGTGCCAGGCATACCACTCAGCCCAGCCAACTCTTTCGCCGTAAACCAGTCTTGGCTCATTCGTCACCTCCAACAAACAAGCCCAGCTCTGGTGCCGGCGCTTTTTCGACGTTACAACGATGTCCAGCCAACTGGCCCATGGCAGTGGTCAGGCCGGCCATCACTTCCTCACTTTCCAGGTTCCCTTTGTAGAACTGAGCCAGCAGAGTTACCGCGTCATTCAAGGTGGACTGAAGGGTTAACAAGTCGTCCTGGCTGGCAGGCTGTCCGGCAGGGATATCAATCAGCAGCTTCTGCGCGGAGGTCCCAATGTACTGGGTGATAAAGGTTGCTCCGCAGGCGTGTTCAAAGGGCCGGATCATCACGGCTGGCATGCGGCCATTTTCCAGCCATTTATAGAGGGTGTACTTAGAGGCCATGCCCATCAGGTCGGCCACCCGGTCAACCGACAGGTTCTTTTTCTCACGGCCATGCTCCAGGCAAAGCTCCATGGCATGCCTGAGTGACGTTGGGTTTACCCGTTTCCAATTCCGACGGCGCATTAGAAAACCTCTTGATTACCTGTTCCAAACAAAGCCTGCTGTTGGCCTAGCTGCCTCAACATCCACGTGCCTAAACTGGCGATAACTGAGCACCTTAGGAGGCGCGTTATGCAGCCTGTGATTTGCACTGTTTTGACCGTGGGTTTAATACACCTTGCAAGGTGCTATCCTTTGCCTTTGGTTGGGTGTAGTTCTGTGTGTACCTGGTGGGCCAGATGGTCTCAGGATCGACACCGATGGCCGTCGCGATCAGTCGCTCACCTTTTGGCCAAGGCCGGTCTAAGGCGTGAGCCAGCGTTGTGGGCGATGAGTAATCATGGTGGATTGCCAGCTTGCGAAGACTCCATCCGGCCTTGTGCAGTGCGGCGACGATATCGGCGCGGTGCCAGTTCTCTGGTGCCGCTTTTTTAGGCTCAATTTGTTTGTTCATGTGCTAACGCCCTTGCAGGATTTTTTTGCCTGTGAGTTTTGAACATGAACAAATAATAGTGCTCTATAGAGATCATTGCAAGCACAGGAAGCACGTCAATGTTCTATTTTGATGCTTTTTGGTGATCGTATGATTCTTTTTTTAGCCTTATCAGGGACTTGGGGGCAAGTATGACGCGTCAACCTTCTACAGCTTCTGAGGTCAATGTTCCAGGCTGGAACATTGACGCATTCAGTGAGCGACTTAGGCAGGCCTTAAATGGGAAAACGCCGTACTCTTTAGAGCGCGAAACGGGAATCGCTCAGAGTCTGATTAGGAAATATTTGAGCGGGAAGTCTGTTCCGGGAACGGACAAGCTAGTGGCGCTGTCTGTGGCGGCCAATGTGTCAGTTACTTGGCTTGCCACCGGTGAACGCGAAGCAAATGCAGATACTGTCAGCCACCAGGAGCTATTGCGTGAGGTGGATCTAAGCTCTCTGGAAGAAGTGACGATGAAAGTCCTGCAGCTCCTGGATGAGCGCAGGCCCGATCTGTCGCCGAAGGCATGCGCACGCATCGTGCGCTTGGTTTACGAGTTTTACTTGAGGCAGGGAGAGCCTATGGACGAAGCCAGTCTAAACAATGTGATAGAGCTGGCTGCATTTCGCTGATAGGCATTTTGAGGGGCAACATGATTGATGATCTTCTGAAACAAATTGGAGATGTAATTGAGGAGGACGGATCCAGCCAGGACAAAAACAAGTCTGGCGTAAATATAAGCGTAGGCAACGACAGCACTGTGGTGATAGGGAACGGAAACAGCAACATAGGTCGGCGAGAGAGCGACCACCAGCAAGGGCAGGGCGAAAACACCAGGTGTTATGGAAGAAGGGAGTCAGACCACGCGATCCGCGACGAACTGAGGCAACTCCGATCCCAGGTTAGAGACCTGGTTCAGTTGATCACCAAGTTGTTTTTAAAGAATGGTTCGGAAAGTTTTAAAGACGATTTACCCGACCCCGGGGCTTGTCTCAATTCTATTGACCTGACACCCTCAAAGAGTCCGGGCGTCTCATTTTGCGAGCGCATGGCTTCGGTGCCCCTGGTTAAGCCCAAACGCCGCACCACGCCTCGCTCCATCTCACATTGTCCCATTCAATCCCATTTTATCCCGGATGTCTCATACTTAATGGCTGCACACACCCACGCTTAGTAGTACAGCCATCAACCATGGAGGTTGAAATGAGTGAACTGACGAAACAAAGCTGTGAAGCCTGCAGCGCAGATGCTCCCACAGTCACTGCCGATCAGAAGCAAGCCCTGGGTAAAGATGTACCCGACTGGCAGGAGATTGAGCTGGACGGGGAGGAACAGTTACAGCGAGTGTTCAAGCTCAAGAATTTCGCCCAGGCCCAGGCATTTACCAACAAGGTGGGTGACCTGGCCGAAGAGGAAGGGCACCACCCCGCCATCCTTCTGGAATATGGCAAGGTCACCGTACGCTGGTGGACCCACAAGATAGGCGGCCTGCACAAAAACGATTACATCATGGCGGCGCGCACCGACGCAGCCTACAAAGACATGCAATAATTCACCAAACCCACCGGAAACAGGATGTGTAATGGCTGAAGACCGTACAGATAACCCACTAACCTTTCGGTTAGGCCATGAAGAACTGGTTATACGGCGCCGTTACGAAGTGCTCAGCATCATCAATGATTTCCTGATCGCCATCTGGTTTCTGGTGGGCAGCGTCCTGTTTCTGTTTCCCGAACACGAGAAGGCGGCCATCTGGCTGTTCATTATTGGCAGTTTCCAATTCCTGATTCGCCCCACCATTCGCCTGATCGGGCATATCCACGTACAGCGCATTCCGGAAAGCCGCTGGGAAAGTTAGAAGGCCTCGTCTATCGGGCTGCGTACTCCAAAGCCCCCTTTACGAACCACATGTGTGTAGATTTCAGTGGTGCGCACGTCGGCGTGGCCCAGCAGCTTCTGAATAGTGCGAATATCGTATCCGTTTTCCAGTAGGCGAGTGGCAAAGCTATGGCGAAACGCGTGGCTGTTTGCCTGCTTGTATACTCCCGCCTCACGAATAGCTAAACCGATGGCCCGTTGAACACCGCGATCCAGAAGATGGTGCCGGCGTAAAACGCCGCTACGCGGATCCATGGATAACTTGGCGGCTGGAAACAGATATTGCCAGGCAGGTTCTTTGCCTCCGCTGGGGTATTTTTGATTCAGAGAAAAGGGCATATAGACTTCGCCATGACCGCCGGCCAGGTCTTTCTTGTGCTGAACCAGGCAAGCGTCAATTTGCAGGGTTAATGGCTCTGCCAATGAGTCCGGGAGCAAGGTTGTTCTGTCCTTATTGCCTTTTCCACTGCGCACGATGATTTGCTGCATCCCGAAATCCACATCTTTCACTCTAAGTCTCAAGGCTTCGTTGATTCGCAGGCCGGAGCCATACATCAGGCGCGCAACCAACTGAGGAGCGCCTTCCAGGCCGTTGATAACGGCTTTGGCTTCATCATGGGTAAAAACGGTGGGTAAGCGTCTGGGTTTTCGTGCCATTTCAAACGATAGTTCATCCAGGGGCTGCTCCAGAAACTCGCGGAACAGAAACACGAGGGCATTCAGCGCAGTCCGCTGGGTACTGACACTGTTGTTACGCTGCACCGCAAGGTGCGATAGAAATTGTTCCACCTCTTTTGCCGAACACGCAGAAGGATGCTGCATACCATGAAAACGGATGAAGCGCTTGATCCAGTGGCAGTACGTCTGTTCAGTCTTGTAGGCCATATTTCGGCTACGAATCAGTGTGCGCAGCTGATCCATAAAGCGGGTAGGGTTGTCTGGCAACTTTGGTGGGACATCCAAAATCATCGGCTCAGCCTCCATGCTGTTTATTTATACAGCATTTTAGGCCTGCTTTTGGGTTATTTCACGGTGAAAAACGGAGATATACGACAATTGTCGCAAAACTTCGTAAATTTCGTACCAATGAGCTGACAACTCTATGAAAGATATGGAATAGTCGTTGAGGATCTATTTCAGATAAGCGAACAGGTGTACTGGGTGAAACTTGACAATTGACGCTTATTTTTCAGACTGGTCAGTTGTTGAATATTTTAATTTATTGAAAATAAAAGAAAATTATGGTCGGTGACATCTAGGTGCATGGAAATAGGCGCGTTTTTGGTAGATGTCATTTGTCGTTGAATTAGCTGTTATGCATATGGTTTTGATCAATGCTTAGGTTAGCTGCTTTGTTGGTAATGTTGGTTTCGCATAATGCATCGGCTC